GGGAATGATCCATGCATGATGTAACTGATGTCATAGTTGAACAAACAGAATCTGTGGGTATACAAAAACCTGATAGATTAACTAAAGACGATATCGAAAAGGATTATGAATATACAAGGGGTAATTTATATTCTATAATAGAAAAAGGTCAAGAGGCAATTAATGGTATTCTTGAACTTGCTCAAGAGAGTGAAATGCCTAGAGCATATGAAGTAGCAGGTCAGTTGATTAAGAGTGTTTCTGATGCAACTGATAAATTGATGGATCTTCAGAAGAAGTTGAAAGATGTTAATGAAGAACAAGAAACTAAGGGACCAACTACAGTTAATAATGCTTTATTTGTAGGATCTACAGCAGATTTACAAAAATTGTTGAAAGGTCAAAATACATCTAAATAGTAGGGGGGAGAGAAATCCCAAAGTACCTTAGATACTCATACTATAGAAATGTCAGATATTAATGACGAAAACTTACCTTCAATAGAAGATTATTCTGACAGTTCAGATGATTTGCCATCTATTAGTGATTTTTTAACAGAAGAAGAATTACCATCAATTCAAGAGTTTACTAGTCCTGAAGTAATAGAAGAGGACAATCAAACTATTGATGATGCAGAAGGAAATGCTTTTATAGAAGTTACAGATGTTGTAAAAGCACCAGAATGGTCAGAATTAGTTCGTTTAGTTAATAATGTTAGGGAATCTATTCCAGATATTCCTGAAATTAAATATTATGATAAAGAATTAGAAGCACTTGAAGAGGAAATAAATCGAGTAAGAGCAGAGATACCTAAACATGAAATAGAAGCAATTTATGAACAGATTGATTCAGTACGAACAGAAATAAATCAAAATGCTGCTGATATACCAGAGATAAAATATTATGATGAGCAAGTAGAGAATATTGAGAATAAGATAGATTTTATTCAACAGGAAATAACTAATCTTCCTGAACCAAAGTATTATGAAGAAGAACTTCAAACTATAAAAGAAGAACTTCAGGTAATTAGGGATGAAATCCCAACTTTCCCAAAATGGGTTAATCAAGTTAATGAAGTTCCAGATTTCTCTTGGATTGGAAAGACTTTTAGTGTAATTGATGATGATTTTATAAAAGTTGGAGATAATATAAAATCTATTAAAAATAGAATAGACAGGGAAGTTAATGAACTTTCAGAAACTATTGAAACTAAAGAATTTGAATCAAAGGTAGATATTAAAAAACTTAATGAAGATTTAGTAGATACTAAAGATAAGATTTATAAGGAATTAAAAGAAGCTGCTATAAGAATTTGGGATCATCACGATCAATTTAAGGATGATGATAGGAAATTAAAGAAAAATGTATTAAGTAAGCTTAATGAGACCAAGCAAAATATTGAGAAAGAAATAGATGTTTTTAAAGAGAAAAATCATCATGAGAATAAACTTCTTACAACTTATTTTGAAGGATTAAAAGAAGAAATTGATAACCTTCCCGAAGTAAAATATTATGATAATCCTATTAAGGATTTGAAAAAAGATTTATCTGTAATTGATAAAAGAATTGAAGAGAAAAGTCTTAATATTTCTGAATTATATAAGATTGTTGAAGAGTTGAGGAGTGTTCAAGAAGGTCTTCTTAATATACCTCCCAATGAAGAACAATCTGTTGGACCTTATAAAGATCCCCTTACTCCCTTAGACCAGAAATTTGCTACCTTAGCAGATTTACAACAACATTATAAATTATTTGTTAATAGAGTTTCTCAACAATTAGCAACTTTTGGTGGTGGTGGAGCAGTAGATTTACAATATTTGGATGATATTGCTGGTATTGCTACTAATATTAGTGCTTATGATGGAATGTATTTAAAGGTTGATACTTCTCAATCATCTGGACATAAGTTTAAGTTTTCTACTGTAAGTGTTGGAGCTGGTGGAACTTGGGCTTCTAATTCTATAGGAGTTAGTACTACTAAGAATGTTGGTATTGCAACAACTGCAAGAGCTGATTATGCATTATATGTTCAAGGTGATGCTTATTATACTGGGAATATTTCGGCTGCAGGAACTATTACTTATGAGGATGTAACTAATGTTGATTCTATTGGTATTGTAACTGCTGGCAAAGGAGTTAGAGTTACTACTGGAGGTCTTGTTGTAACTGCTGGTGTTTCTACTTTTAGTTCTGATGTTGTATTTGTTGGAGATATAAATCAGGTTAACTCTACCGGTATTATTAGTGCCACAGGTCTTGACATTGGAACTGCCGGTGTTGATATAGATGGTCAATTAGATGTAGATGAATTAATAGTTGCTGGTGTTTCAACATTCTCTTCTGCTTTAGATATCAATGCTACTGTTGATATAGATGGTCAATTAGATGTAGATGAATTAATAGTTGCAGGTGTTTCAACTTATAGTTCTGAGTTGGATATTAATGCTGGATTAACAGCTAATAATATTAATGTTACTGGAGTTTCTACATTTAATAATACTATAGTGGGTGGAGCAACCACTGAATTAGTAGTAGGTGGAGATCTTCGAGTTACTGGAATATTAACAGTAGGAACTGAGTCTATTACTATTGATGGTAGTAATAATATATTAAATGTTGGTGCAGGTATTACTTTAAATGCTACTACTGGTAAAATTGAAGCACCTGAAATTGTAACTTCTGGAACAACTGGTGCATTCTATCCTCCAGTAATGACTACTACACAAAGAGATGCTCTTACTGTTACTCAGGGTGCCATGATTTATAATAGTACAGATTCAAAGGTTCAATTTTATAATGGATCTTCATGGATAGATGCTACTGGTGTTTCTCTTGGTCTGGGTATGGGTGTATTCTAAATAAGATTAATTATTAAATCTATTATGAAAAAAGAAATAACTGTTAATGCTCCTGAAGGAACTAACGTGGAAGTTATGCAGACCATTTCTGCGCCCCCAGCATTGGAAGTAGGACCTGTTAGTGTAGGTGATCCTTCAATACTTACTTGGAGTAATGCTGCTATAGTTGTAGTAGTTGTTGGTGCTATTTTGGTTATTAAAAAGTATTGTGGGGGGAAAAACTGATATATATTAAAGCCTTGTTATTTAATTATGAATCGTAAGGAACGACGTGAAAGTAGAAGAAATTATAGAAGTAGACCTTCTTTTAATTACCTTAAGTGGTTTTCTATTGGAATGGGTGCTATAGTAGGAATATCTCATATTGGTATGATTGGGATACTTGCTAATCGTAAGAGTTTTCCTAGTGTAAATCTTCCTGTGGGAGAATTTACATCATATGAAGTAGAAGCAGGAAAGGAAGGTTATAGAATTAAGTATAATGCTAATGATCCTTTAGTAATGGAGGTAGAAAAGGACGTGGATCGTCCTGCTGGCTTTCTGGGATTGGGTAGGGCAAAAAGTAAATATACAAAACAATATACTATGGATGGGTCTAACCACCTGGGGGGTAGGGACCCGGGAAACCTCAGTGCCGCCCAAGTCGAGTGCATCAAGGCGGCAGGTGGAGGAGAGCAAACAGGAAAGATTGTGGGGGGTAGCATCGGTGCCTCTGTTGCTAGTTCTGGTCTCGCCTCTATTCCTTATGTGGGGTGGGTGCTCGCTGGTGCTGCTACTATGTTCGGTATGGAACAAGGAGGAGAAATAGGGGGACAGATGGCTATGGACTTTGCAGAATGTGAAGATATAGATAAATAAAAGAAAAGCGTTTTCCGATGAAAAAGTGTCCTCTAAGATTAAATCTACCTCTTGATATTGAAATTCCAGTCACTTCAGGTGAACGTAAATTGGGATTAATGTTTAGAGAAAGTCTGAACTATAATAGTGGAATGTTTTTTATATTTGATGAAGTAGGAAGACCAGCATTCCATATGCAAAATACTAGTATTCCATTAGATATAGCATTTATCAGGGAAGATGGTATTGTAGAAAGTATTAAACCTCTTGAACCATTTACTTTAGAAAGAGTATCTGCTGAAGGAGATGTCCTTTATGCATTAGAAGTCAATAGGGGTTGGTTTGCTGAGAATAATGTAGAAGTTGGGGATCAAATTTTCGAGGATAGTCTTTCAGAATCTATAAGTGTTCCTCGTCAAACAGGTAATGTTTATAATGTAGGATTTTCCTGGAAAGGAAAGATGATAGGATTGAAATTATTCTTCCCTCGAATTAAAAAGCCTAAGAGAAAGGAAATGCAAGCCGCTATTCAGAAGGTATATCCTGGATCCCAATTAAGGGATTTTGACTTAGCTCGCTATAAACCAGGTGAACCATATTTAAATGTAGGAAAATAATTTATGAATGCTGCTGATATCTATCTTGGTAATCCTAATTTAAAAAAGGCCAATACTGCTGTTGAATTCACAGAAGAAAATATTCGTGAATTTATTAATTGTAAGGATGATCCAGTTTATTTTGCTAAAAATTATGTAAAAATTGTAAGTCTTGATGAGGGATTGGTTCCTTTTGAACCTTATGATTTCCAAGAGAAATTAATTAATAATTTTCATGCAGAACGATTCAATATTTGTAAGATGCCTCGTCAGACTGGTAAGTCCACAACTGTCGTTGCCTATCTCTTACATTATGCTGTTTTTAATGACAGTGTTAATATTGGTATTCTTGCTAATAAGGCTGCTACTGCAAGGGAACTTTTAGGTAGATTACAAACCGCATATGAGAATTTACCCAAATGGATGCAACAGGGAATTGTATCATGGAACAAAGGTTCATTGGAGTTAGAAAATGGCAGTAAGATATTGGCAGCTTCTACATCTGCGAGTGCTGTCAGAGGCATGTCGTTCAATATCCTCTTCCTCGATGAATTCGCCTTCGTCCCTAATCACATCGCTGACTCCTTCTTTGCATCTGTTTATCCTACTATTACTTCTGGTCAGAGCACAAAAGTCATCATCGTCTCAACGCCCCATGGCATGAATCATTTTTACCGTCTTTGGCATGACGCTGAAAGAGGTAAAAATGAATATAATCCTACTGAGGTTCATTGGAGTGAAGTCCCTGGTAGGGATGAAAAATGGAAAATACAAACTATTAAGAATACTTCAGAATCTCAATTCAAGATTGAGTTTGAGTGCGTTAGAGGTGATACATTGGTAGAAGTTGAGAAAGATGATGTTATCGGTGAGATGAGGATAGAGGATTTATACAATACAATGTGAGTTT